AAGGGGCGGCCAGGATTTTCGCCATGCTCGGGCCGTTTGCCTTCCCGGTCGTCGCCGGCATGGTCGCTCTTCTCGCCACCTTCGGCCTTCGGAATACGGGCGGCTCGGGCCGGCCATCGGAAAGCGCCAACCAAGAGGGCGCGACGGCGACGGCGCGAAATCAGGCCAGCTCGACCCGGGCAAACGGTCAGGCGTTCGTTCAATCGCTCGCCCAGAGCGTAGAGATCCGGGTCACCGCCGACCGCGACGGCCTGAACGCCTATGTCGAGGGCACGGCCGCCCGGGTTGCGGCCCCGATGGCGGCTCAAGCTGCGGCCGGAGCTTATGGCGCGACCCGCGCCGACGCCGCCTCCGCCCAGCGCCGCGGTCGCCAGAGGTTCACCTGACGCCCCTGCCCCGGGTGGGCGGCCTCAGTTATACCGCTCAGGCTCCCGACCGTCGTGCTCTGCCCCCTCGTCCTCGCAAGCCTCTTCGGCGTCGATACAGTCGTTGCCCAGCGGCTCCGATCGCAAGGCGTTGTCCTGATCAAATGCGAGGGTGAAGGAGAGGCTTGGCTCCAGGTCCGCGCCGGGCTCCAGATCGGCGTCTCCATCCAGCCGGTCTAGGGCGAGGATCAGCAAATCGATAGCCGCCTCCAGCTTGCGTTGCAGGCGTTGCCGAGCGACGGCAGGGTGCTCAATAAGCGCGGCTGCGCTATAGGCTGTGAAGGCCATGACGAGATCTCCAAACGATCCGTTGCGGTTTAGGGCCGGGCGGTCGTTGGTAGCTTCCGTCCGGTCCGCTCTTTTGGTATCAGAAGAGAATGAGCCCCGCAAGTTCTGATACCAAAAGCCCGAAGCGCCCCGGTCAATCCGGGACCCCCATCATGGTTCGCCTCCAGCCGGATCAGCTTGCCAAGATCGACGCCTGGCGAGAGGCCCAGACCGACAAGCCCTCCCGACCTGAGGCGGTGCGACGGATCATCCGCGCGGCGCTCTAAACCGCTCGATCGCGTTGTGGGGAGTGATGTGGGGTGGGAAGACGAAAACCCCGCAAATCCAGTCGTGGCGGGGGTTTCTGGCGGAGACGCAGCCCGCCTTTGAGCCCTATCAGCCCGGCTCAACTAGCAACATTCTCCGCCCCTGATCTCGCGCTGGCGGGCCTTTCATTGACGCACCCCACAACACCGCGTATCAGCAAGCGTCAGCCCTGTTGTGGGGTAGGATGCGGGAGCGGGTGCCGTGCCGAAGGTCGCGAAAGAGCTTTCTGAGCTTGCCGTCCGCAGGCTTGCCCAGCCCGGCCGCCATGCGGTCGGCGGGGTTCCGGGGCTTCACCTACAGGTCACACCCACCGGCGCCCGTTCCTGGGTTCTCCTGGTCATGATCGGCGGCCGGCGGCGCGAGATGGGCCTGGGCAGCTATCCCGAGGTGGGGCTCAGGGAGGCGCGAGACGACGCTCGCACCGCCCGTTCGACGATACGGAACGGCCGCGACCCCATCGCCGAGCGCCAGGCGTCCCGGCAGGCCCTCCTGGCGTCCGCCAGCAAGCGCGTAACCTTCAAACAGGCCGCGGAGGCGTTCATCGCGGCCCATGAGGCCAGCTGGGCAAACCCCAAGCACCGGCAGCAATGGGCCAACACGCTGACGACCTACGCCTATCCTGAGATCGGCCAGCTGGCGGTCGGAGACGTCGGGCTCGCGCATATCCTGAAGATCCTCGAGCCCGTCTGGGCGACCAAGACCGAGACCGCCACCCGGATCAGGGGCCGCATTGAGCAGGTTCTGGACGCCGCCTATGCGCGGGGCCAGATCGACGCCCCTTGGCAGAACCCGGCCCGCTGGCGCGGCCACCTCGACAAGCTCCTGGCCAAGCCCTCGCGCGTCGCCAAGTCCGCCCATCACAAGGCGATCCCCGTCGATGACGCGAGCGCGTTCATGGTCCGGCTGCGCTCGCACGACGGCATGGGCGCCCGGGCCCTCGAGTTCGCCATCCTGACCGCTGCGAGGTCGGGAGAGGTGCGAGGGGCCAAGTGGCCAGAGATCGACCTGGAGAAGGGCCTATGGACCGTCCCCGCCGATCGGATGAAGGCCGGGCGGGAGCATCGCGTCCCGCTCTCAGCCGATGCCCTCGCCCTCCTGAAGGCCCTCCCGCGGATGGGCGGCTCCGACTTTGTGTTCTGGGCGCCGCGCGGTGGGGCCCTCTCAGACATGACCCTCTCGGCGGTCATGCGGCGGATGAAGGTCGACGCCGTCCCGCACGGATTCCGCTCCACCTTCCGCGACTGGAGCGCCGAGCGCACCGCCTACCCGTCCGAGGTCTGCGAAATGGCCCTGGCGCACGCGGTGGGGAACAAGGTCGAGGCCGCCTATCGGCGCGGCGACATGTTCGACCGCCGGCGCCGCCTCATGGCCGACTGGGCAGCCTTCCTCGCCAAGCCCGCCGCCAAGGGCAACGTGACCCCGATCCGGGGGGCAGCATGAGCGATCCGGCCCATATCGTGCGGGCTCGCCGATGGGCGGCCATCCGGGGGCTTATGGAGGGCGACCTGGGCCCCCTCGCCACCATGCTCAGAGAAGGCGACCCCCTGCCCGACCGCGTGCGAGCGGGGCTGGTCCATTTGATTGAAGGCGGGGCGGCGGAGTCGGGCGGCTATCGCCTGACCATGACGAAGCATCCTGATCTGGCCCGGGCCTCGCAGGGAACCGCGGCGAAGGCGAAGGCCAGAACGCGCGGCCTGCGGATCGCTTCGTTCATGGCGCGCAACGGTGCATTTGAGCCCGGTCAGCACGAAGCCGCCGTGACCTTTGCCATGGAAGAGTTCGCCTTGGGCCGGGCCAGCATCGAGACGGCCTGGGCTGAGCACAAAGACGAGGCGAGGCAACGGCTAGAGGTCCACCGCCGGCCCATCAGTCCAACCGTTCTCAGGATCGACTAGACCGCCATTCATTGGCCAGGCGCGGCCGACTGCGACACATGGAGAGCTCCCGCCAACCCGGAGCAACCCATGGTAACGGACCCTAACGGCCCAGCCGATTTTGCAAGCCTTCCCGACGAGGCCTATGTGCGCGTTGAGACCGTGGCGCGCCTCTACTCCGTCTCGCCGGCAACCGTCTGGCGCTGGACCCGCAACGGGTTGATTGCCCCCCCCAGGAAGCTAGGGCCCCAGGTGACCGCCTGGAATGTCGGGATGCTCCGCCAAGCCCTGCGGGCACCGGTGGCTGTCTAAGCCATGACCCAGAACGCAAATCGGGCCGCCCCGGCGAAAAGGCAGCCCGATCAGGTAGTGGTTCAGCTGGACGGCGAACCCTTCGAATATACGCCCGCCCCCCCGTCGATCGCAAGGCTGATCCTGCGGACCGAGGCCGAGCGACGGGGGCTGCTGAATGGCCCGCAAGCATGACTCGAAGGGCCGCAGCAAACACGCCGGGCGTTTCGTCGCCATCCCTCACTTCCTCATGGAGACGGCGGCCTGGCGGACCATGCCCGTCTATGAGCGCGCCGCCTTCCTCGAGGTGGCCATGCTCTACAACGGAACCAACAACGGCTTCCTCGATATGGCAGTCCGCAATCTGGCCGAGCGCCTGGGGGTGTCGCCGAATAAGGCCAACCGCGCGCTACAGGAGCTTGTCCGCCGGGGGTTTCTCGAGGTGACCGAGCTCAGCGCCTTCAGCCGCAAGGACCGCACCGCACAGAGCTACCGGCTGACCCACAAGCCGTGTGACCGGACGCGCCAGGCGGGCTCCCGCGCCTATCTGTCGTGGCAGCCCGAAACGGAAACCACAGTCGCACCGCGTGCGCGCTCAGTCGCACCACAAGGGACCGTCACGCCCCGACAGTCGCAGGGGGCGAGACCGTGAAGGCCTATTCTGACCACCGCGGGAGCCTCCACAGTCCCTCGTGGTGCGACACATATAGATATTCACCATGGTGGGGTCTGGGGGAGAGCCCGGGCCACAGCCCTTCAACCTGCCATTCGGTCGGTTTCGGTCGCGTCATTCAGGGCCGCGCGTTCGGCCAGACCTTCGCCCCCAGATTTTCCCCTGTCGGCCACCCGGCGGAGAAATCCTCCCCCATGGTTTCCCGTTTGCTTTGCCCCGTGGCAATCTGCGCGGCATCTACCCCACAACCCATCCCACAATCGAGGCTCCGCGATGACCGCTGATGCGTGCCAGAAACCACCGCGGCGCAGGCCGACCACGCCCGCGAAGCCGAGGGCAAAGGCCCGGTTGCGGACGCTCGCCGATCTGGACAAGCGCACCCGCGCGCACCGGGACACCTCCGAGCTCATGGAGTCGATAGCGGCCGACCTGGGCGGCTGGCGGAACGTCTCGACCATGAAGCGGGAGGTGATCACGGCCGCCAGCCTCTTGGGGGCGGTGATCCGAGACCGGGCCGCCTCCTACCTTGCCGGCGATGCAATGGACCTGGGCGAGTTCATCACCCTGACCAACGCCCAGCGCCGCCTCTTGGCCGATTTGGGCTTGGAGCGCCGCGCCCGCGACACGACCCCCGACCTTCACGACTACCTGAGCCGCCAGACGGAGAGCGACCAATGATGGATATCCTGAGGGCCTGTGATGATCCCCACCTCTTCGCCCCTTGGTTCAAGCGTGGCGACTGGACGGCCTGGAGGACCTTTCTGGCGGCATTGTTCGGCCTTCCCATGGGTGACGAGGCCCTAGCCCTCTATCGGCACCACACGGGCCGGAAACTGTCCCCCTTAGCCGCTCAGGATGAGGCGTGGCTGATCATCGGCCGCCGGGGCGGCAAGAGCTTCATCATGGCGCTGGTCGCCGTGTTCCTCGCCTGCTTCCGAGACTACCGGGCGCACCTCCAGCCGGGCGAGCGGGCCACGGTCATGGTGATCGCCGCCGACCGCCGGCAAGCCCGGGTGATCATGCGCTATATCAAGGGCCTTCTGCGCGAAGTTCCTATGTTGGCGGCCCGGATCACGGGCGAGACGGCGGAAGGCGTGGACCTCACCAACCAGGTCTCGATCGAGGTGGGGACCGCCTCATTCCGCACGACGCGGGGTTACAGCTTCGCGGCCGTCCTGGGGGATGAGATCGCCTTCTGGCCAACCGATGACGCGGCGGAGCCTGATCACGCCATTCTGGACGCCGTTCGGCCCGGCATGGCCTCGATCCCGGGATCAATGCTGATCTGCGCCTCTTCGCCCTACGCCCGCCGCGGGGCGCTCTATGAGGCCCACAAGCGGCACTGGGGCAAAGACGGCGACCCTTTGGTCTGGAAGGCCACGACGCGCGAGATGAACCCGACGATCCCCCAGACGGTGATCGACCGCGCCATGGCCCGCGACGCCTCCAGCGCGAGTGCTGAGTACCTGGCGGAGTTCCGGCGCGACATTGAAGCCTTCATGACGCTGGAAGTGATCCAAGCCTGTGTGTCGGAGGGCATCACCGAGCGACCGCCAGAGGCCGGGATTCAATATCGGGCCTTTGTGGACCCGTCCGGTGGTTCATCCGACTCCATGACGCTGGCCATAGGCCACACCGAGGGCGAAACGGCCGTGCTGGACGCCCTTCGGGAGCGCCGGCCGCCCTTCTCCCCCGAAAGCGTGGTGGACGAGTTCTGCGCCACCCTGAAGGAATACGGCATCTCTCAGGTTACGGGCGACCGCTACGGCGGCGAATGGCCCCGTGAGCAGTTCCGCAAGCGAGGGGTCGCCTATCAGCTTTCCGACCATACGCGCTCGGAGATCTATCTCGACCTCCTGCCGGTGCTGAACAGCCAACGGGCCGACCTTCTCGATTCCCCCCGCGTTGTAACCCAGCTGGCCACGCTCGAGCGCCGGGTGGCGAGAGGCGGCCGGGAGATCATCGACCACGCCCCCGGCGGGCATGACGACCTGGCGAACGCCGCAGCCGGCTTGATCGGCCTTTGCCGGGCGAAGCCGAAAGCGCCGGCCGCCCTTTTCGGGGTCCAAGCCAACGCCACCCGACCCTCACGAACCTTCGAGGGTTTCTACTGACCCCGATGACCCCCCGGGCCTTGGCCCAAACCAGAAAGAGAGACGATCATGACAAGCCATATTCGCCCCGCCACGGTGAGCAGCACGGGCGCGCGGAAGCGCCTTGAGCACCTCAGCGACCCGGTTTTCAGCCGGACCCTCAACACTCTCGACCAGATGGCCGCGATCTATGAGGGGGTCCTGGGGATCCGGAACAACCAAAGCCCGCTGAATACGCGGGAGGCCAACGCCCTCGATTACAAAAAGGCGGCGGACGCAGCGATAACCCGGGCCCAAGAGGTCGCCCAGCGGGCGCACGCCGAGATTGCCGAGCGGATGGCCGATCTGAGCATCCAGGCCGAAAAGAACGCCGGAATTCACAGCGAGCTCCCGGGATCGGCCGAAATCCGGGCCGCGCTGAGGGGGATGTCTCAGAAGGACCGAGACGCCGCCATCCTTGAGGCGGTGGCGAGGGGTGATCAGTTCCTCATGTCGGCCGTCCTGCACGCGCCCAGCCCGATCACCACCGGGGCTGTCACGATGCCGCGCGAAGCTCTGATGAAAGACTTTGTGCAAAGGGCCAACCCAACGCTTGAAAGCGAGATGGCTGACCTCGAGTTCGCCCTCCAGTCGGTCGTGCTGGCGAGCCAAGGCTTTCAGAACGGGGCCAAGAAGCTGCGCGACATCGGGGCCGAAGAGCGAGCGATGGACGGCAGCGCCGCCGCTGCGACGGCCCGGGGCAAGCTGGCGGCGGCCATGAGCGGCACGTTCGACCCGCCGGCCGATCCTGTGGCCGAGGCGGCCTAACAGAACCGCGCCGGGGCGAGTGTGGACATAGCCTTGGCGCGCAGGGCGGCGGTCGGAGTCCCCCGACCGTCGCCCGCTCTTTATGAGAAACAAAGATAGAACAACTTCCCGAAACCGGGTACCTTCAAGGCCGCCCGAGACCATGGCCAAGCCTGAAAAGGAAGCCGCAGATGAGCAGACCCGCCCGGCCACCGTTTGATACCGAAATGCACCAGGTTCTGGCCCGGATGCGCCAGATTGACGACCATGTGATGCGCGAAAGCGTCCGGCGCACGGTCGAGGTCGCCCAGGCCCCCGGTAGCATCCCGATAGACACCGGCTTCATGCGGGCCTCCCTTCAAGGTGAGCAGGGCCAGCCTGTCGCCGCTGCTATCGCAGCGTGGGACCTCAAGAGCAGCCTGCGCCTTGTCTATCAAGCCACCTACGCGCGGTTCGTTCACTGGGGCACAAGCCAGCGGCGCGGCCGGCCGTGGGTCACCCTTGCCGCCCAACAATTTCCCCAGATTTCAGCACAGGTTCGGCGCGAAGCCGTGGCCGCCGCTGACGCCAGCACAAGGAGGGTCGGTTGACCGATTTCCAAGCCATCCAAGCCAAGGCCGACTCTGCGGCAGCCGCCTTCAATCGCACCCTGCGGAATGTCTATGATCTGCCGTGGGTCATTGAAAAGGTGGTCGGCCTCCAACACCTCCGGGACATCTTTGACCAATTCCGAAAGCCCGCCCCGGGCGTTGCTCTTGAGCGCGCGGATGAGGTCGAGGCGACGATTCAAGGAATGGAGCAAGGCTGCCGAGAGCGGGGGCTCTATGAGCAGTTCGCAGAGCTGCCCAGGGCCGAGCGTCGCCGCCTTAAGCGACTGGCGGGAGACATCTGATGGACCTCGCTCGGCTTGGCTTTGATTTTGATGGGCAAGGCGCGGCGGCAGCCGAGCGCGCCTATGACCGGCTGGAGGCCGGAGCGCGGGGTGTCGAGGGCGCGACGCGTTCCGCAGAGCGCGCCACCGATAGGCTGGCCGACGCGGCCCGGCAGGCCGGGGGCGCCGCGGGGACGATGAACGTGGCCATGCGTCAGCAAGCCATGGTCCTCACGACCGCAAGGGCCGGAATGGGCCTGACCGCTGCCGAGGGGCTGAATATGTCCCGCCAGTTCGCAGACATCGGCGTCACAGCGGCCATGGGGATGAATCCCCTGATGATCGCCCTCCAACAGGGGCCGCAGCTGATGGACATTTTCCAGCAAGCGGCGGCCCGGTCCGGTGCCTCTATCGTGGCGGTCATGCGCGGCGTGGCGGTAGCAACCTGGAGCGCCATGGCCCCGTTGCTTCCGTTCATCGCAGCGGTTGGCGCGGCGGCGGCGGCTATTGGGGGCACGCTTTCCCTCGCCACGCGCGCGCTCAATAAGGATGTTGGCGACCTCACGGACGGGATGGGGCTGACCTCAGACCAACTGGACAACGTCAAGAACCGTGGCGTGACCATGGGCGACGTACTCGGCGGGACGTTCGACTATCTGCGCGACATCATCTGGGACAAGATCGGGCCGGCGGTGACCGCGATTGGCGACTGGTTCACCCGCGCTATGGACGTGGCCACCCGCGCGCTGATCTCGGCGACTAAGGCTATCACGGGCGGGTTTATCGGCTCATTCAGGGCCATCCGTGCGGTCTGGGGTCAACTTCCCGCCGTGATCGGTGATCTCGCCGTAGGGGCCGCAAACGCGACAATCCGGGCCGTCGAAGGAATGATCAATGGCGCGGTGCGCGGGATCAATACCGTTCTCGCGGCGGCTCGCGCCTTGGGGGCGATCAATCCGGCGTTTCGCTCGGCGAACCAGATTTCCGATTTCACGCCGGTCGATCTGACCGAAATGAACAACCCGAACGCCGGAGCCGCCCGCGCGGCCGGGCGCACCATGGCGGCCGAGTACGCCGCCGGCATGGCGGAGGGCCTGGCGATGGTTGACCGCCAATTCGGAGCGATCTCTGACGCCATTGAAGGGCGAGGCCGCGGCCGGATCCGTGGGGAAGCCGGAGAGGACGAAGGCGCAGGATCGGCCAATCGGGGCGGCCCCGCTATTCGTCAAGCCCGCGAGGTCGCCCAAGTCATGGAGCAAGTCTCCCGCGTCAGCCTCCAGCCGCTGACCGCCGTCGTGGAGATGGTCAACCCGCTTCGCACGGTCGCCGACGAGATGCGCCTGATTGACACCTTGGCGCAGGACACGGCCCGCGGCTTGGCCTCATCGTTTGGCGAAAGCGGCCGGGCGCTCGGCAACCTCCTGACGGTGATGTCGGGCTATCAAGCCCGCATGGCCGAGATCAGCCTGGCGGAGAGCGAGTCCAGCTTGAGCCGAGCGCAAGCCGACCGCGAGCGGGCGATGGCCCAGGTCCAAAACTACGGCGATATGCTCGGCGCGGCCAAGGGCTTCTTCAAGGAGGGCTCGGACGGCTATAAGGCCCTGCAAGCTGCCGAACAGGCCTATCGGGTGTTCCAGTTCGCCATGATGATCCAGTCGATGGTCATGGACACGCAGCAGACGACGTCCGCGGTCGGTAACAGCATGACCCGGGGCGCGGCTGCGGCGGCCGAAGGGGCGGCCAGGATTTTCGCCATGCTCGGGCCGTTTGCCTTCCCGGTCGTCGCCGGCA